TTTTTATTTTAATGGCTCACGGGCGTCGAACTTACAACCTCGTGAACTAATCAAACCAGCTTGACAACGCTGATGCAGCAGCCTGCAGCACAGGTCCCACGTAGGGAATCTTGCTGACAAGCCCACTTGACGCGGCAGCCTTGACCAAAGCTTTCCCACCCTCTTTCAAGGTGTGAAGAATTCCTTTTTCCGCGGTCTTCGGATGCTCGATCACAGCGATGTCATTGACGACTGGTTTCGGTGGTTTCAACAACAGGGGGCGCACTTTTGGATGGGTCTCCAGAGCATGCACCAGCTCGGGCTTCTGCAAAGCCATCGCTTGTACAAAAGGCAACGTGCTGATGTTTGGCATGTTGGCATGCGGAGCGTACGGCTTGGCAAAGCCCGTAAGCTGCATGACATTCTCCAGAGGCACATGAACGGTTTGAGAAACTCCGGAATTTGTGGAATAGGTCTTCTCGACTTCCGACTCCCACAAATAGGTCACATCCCAGGACAAAGTCTTTCCAGGCACTCCTCCTCTCACCAAAACCCCCATGTGAAACCAGGGGTAAGTGGCGAGGTTGCCGCTCGCCGGCAAAAGTTGCATCTTGAAAGCTTGGGCCTCCCCAGGGATCCACACGATCGTCGTGCCTTCCTCCAGCTGCTTCATCGTCTTGATAGCCTTGACCATGACCTCATTGTTGGTGTTCCAAATTTGGTCCCAAGTGGCGCTGTTCAGACTGCCACCCTCAACCCCACCCTTGGGGTTGACGGTCATCGCCAGCAACGCCTCTCCTTCCGTGTTGTAAGAGCTTTGAGCATTGCGGACGGTCAACTTCATGGCAACCAGGCGCACTCGCGTCTCGGCATCGAAACCATCATCAGGCTTGGCCATCACAGGACCCTGAAACGCAGAATACGCTGGAATCCCAGCTCCAGGCAATGTCGTGTACGCAGCCGCCGCATCCGTGCTTCTGATCACAGCAGGGGCGGGCGTGGTCCATCCCATCTGTTGGCACAACGGATCAGGAGAACCTTCCTCGTTCCCGAGCTGGATTGTTCCAGACGCACAGACTCCAAGAACGCCAACGCCGCTGGACCCGATAGTGAGAGTTCCACTGTTGTACGTTCTCCACTTTTGAGTGTACAACTCAAATCCTCCAGCGGAATTCGGTACTCCGGCGTCGTTGACATCACAATCGAAGATTGTGTCAATGTAATCTCGGATGGCTGCTCCGTCGGCCCCCATGACGTATGGGAAACGTTTGGCTGGGCTGGCGGCGCTTGCGGGCTTGACGACTGCTTGGGCTGCATAGACTCCGTCGCGTTGATCTTTGTTGGTCGGGCGCGGCATCTTTGGCTTCTTGGGGCTGGCGCTGGGTCCGCCGTTGTCGTTGTTGTTGTTGTTGTTGGTATTTGCATTGGGCAATCCCATCGAATCAAACTTGTGAAATACTCTGTGAATAAATTCACTTCCCCCGAATTTGTTAAACACTGCTCCAATTTTGCTGCACACATCCAAAACGGCTGCCCCAGCCCAAACGGCATGGGAAGCTCCCGCAGGCGCCCCGAATCGTTGCACGTAACACAGGTTGAAGTAAGTACCGCCGAGTTTGTGAGGAAGGTGCTCCACGCCCTTCAACTCCGCAATCAGCTCATGATATTCGGCCATCATAGACCCGAAACCACTGGCAACATTAAACTCCTCCATCGCACGCAACCAACTGAACTCAGTGACGGGCGGCAAGGTGAACTTGCCGACCTTAAGGCGGGCGTACCATGAAAGTTGCGAATGCAACTTCTCCAAGTAAAACTCAAAGTCCTTCTCGGAACCCAATTGGGCCACGGCAACTCGTTTGAACATATCAGCAATGGCGCCCCCCAGAGGCGTTCGCAACAAACCCGAATCTTGTGACACGGCTGCACAATGCTTATAAACGTGGTCCTCGCCACCGTAAATTCGCTTCGTGTCCGGAAAAATAAAACAAGATTTCAGAAAATTGTGCGGACACCACTTGAAGCATCCATGGTCGTAATCGTACACAAAAATTCCTCCCAGATAAGTCCTGAGATGTGGAAATGAACAGCGTTGGGGCGGGCCCTTGATGCCCCACTCCTGATGGCGATCCTCCCATTCCAAAATGTGTCCACATTCTGTACCATAGGTGTCAATCCATTCTGCCAAACGCGCCGGACTGCCCGTTCCTTCCTCCCACCACCGCTTCACAGCAGGGGCATTGAAGACCACTTGGGCAAAAACAGCCTGCAACGAGGTGGCCGGGTTTCCTGTGATGGTGCTATGTCTATCCTGAAACCACCACAGTTTGAACGATTCTTTCAATTCCTGTTTCGCTTTGCCACTCACTTCCTCAGAGTACACCTTTCCGGACAGAACTCTCCATCCCTTACAGCGTGTTAAGAAAGCTTGAGCAGCATCTTCAGGCAGACCCCCTTCTTTCATGAGATCCGTGAAACAGGTTTGGTGGGCAATGCCACAAGTGAGATCACATTTCGCTAAGTCATAAGCCATGGCCATCGCAGTTGGTCCACACCAAGCGCGCGCCGTGTCCACGAACAACGAAAAATTATCATCACCCAAAGCAATCGTGTGAAATCCGTCCACAGTTGCGTGTTCATTAATCCATGCATCCAAAAAGTCAGCTCGCACATCCAACATGTACGTGAACGTGTACTTGAATCCATCAGGCGCAGTCCACACGAACGGCTCCCTCCAATTCTGCTTCCACGTGAGCAAAAACCGCATGAAGTCCATATCACTTGCATCAATTGGGAATATCGGGCGCATCTTCGCCTTCAACCCACCCGCCAACCCAGTCTTGATGGGCAAAATTTCGTCTGTCTTTCCAACGACGATGGCTTCCTTGACAGTGACCTTTCCTTCCTCTGCGGCTTTCAGACGATCTTCATACGTCTTGACCTTGTTTGCACTGAATCCTTGTGCTTTGATGTACACTCGAAACTCATCAATACTCATCGGCTCTCTGGGAGTGAATCGACTGAAGAACATTTCCTTGGCGACCTCGTACTTGGCTCTGTATTCCAGGAAGCGAACCTTTGGAACCTTCAAACTCAGGCGATTTCTCACCATGAGCGCCATTTCCAAAACGGTGCCTCCCGGACGACAAAACTGACGCGAAGCAGGACAATCCAGTACAACTGTCTTGCGGACGGGAATCTGCATGTGATTCAACTGCTGAACCAACTCCGGACGCTCACACAAGGGAACCCGTTGACCCAAATGATCAACAAAAACGTCCTTGGGAATGTCCGTTGCTTGGATTCCACGGAGCTCCTCAGGCTCCAACTCATCCTCGCGGGAATATTCATTCAAACTCAACTCAAACAGATAGTTGCGCAAACGCTCGTACGCAGACTCCAACTTTCCACGGGCCTTCCAATTCCACAACGAATGCACGAGAATGGCAAAGGGAAGCGGAACCAATGTCAACAACATATGGGCCACACCTCTGAGCAGAATATCCCTTGCGGTCAATACTGCCTCGATCCAGGAGGGTTGCTCCGAGTCGCGAAGAAGGAAATCAAAAAGACCCTCCAGGAACCCAATGATGATTCCTATCGGACCCCAGGCTCGCTTCAGA